GCGCATCTACCCAAGTAATTATAATGGCAGGTTCTTTAGAATTTGCTAAACTAGTTGTTGCATCTTTATTATATCAATATTGGGGTACAATCAATAAGATATTAAAAGGCTATTTAATGATTGCCTGTTTTGTTTTAATGGTGATAACATCAGGAGGTATATATGGATTTTTATCTGGAGCTTATCAATCAACGGCAATCAAGTCTGAATTATTAGACAAAGGACTGGCAGTACTTAATCAGAAACAAATTCGCTTTCAAGAAACAAAAGGCGATTTAACAATTGAAAAAAATCAATTAAATAAATCTATTTCTGATTTAAGAATATCACTATCAAACCCAACTTCAGTTTCATATTACAGTACAGAAGCTGAACAAGTAATTACAACATCAAGTAGTTCGGCAAGACGAGCATTACAATCAGAATTAAAAAATACAATTGTAGATAGAGATAATATAAACTTAAAACTGGAAGCAGTTATTGATTCAATTACAATAACTGATATGGCTTTATTAAATAAAGAAATATCTAATGAAGACCAAAGAGAACTAGGTCCGCTTAAATATTTAGCAGGAATAACAGGCTGGGCGATGGATAGAGTAGTCAACTGGTTTTTATTACTTATTATCTTTGTATTTGACCCATTAGCAATAGCATTAGTGGTAACAGCCAACTTTGCTTTTGCACAAATAAAAAGAAAACCAGAGAAAAAAGATTATTTTAACAAAAGAAATGAACATTTAGAAAAAAAAGTTAAAGTAGCTAACGATAAACAAACCAATGATTTAAGTAAAATCGATGGTATTGAAGATAAAATAAACCATATCTCGGATATACTTAATAGTATAAACAACAAAACAAATGACAGAGAAAAAGAAGAAATTGATAAAGAAACTCCTATAAAGAAAGAGTCAGTAACAAAAGCTACCCATAGGGAAACAGCTGAAACAATGTTTCGTGCACGAACAGGAAGATTCCCTATGGAAGGAGAAAATCTTTATGGTGACAAATAATGACAGAATATATAACAGAATACAGAAAAGGAAGAAGATGGAATGAAAATTCAGAAACCTTGTATAAATTTATGGAGTGTAAAATCTGTGGAGCATTTGAAAAAGTCTGTGAAGAAACAGAAGCAGTCACTTGTTACGAATGCGTAATAGAAATGTCAGACCCACCTGAAATAAAGACGAGAGGTAATACAGGTAAAGTTTCAGGTTGGCATTTTATGAAAGAATTTGTAGATAAAAATGGCAATGTATATCATAAAGGAGTGGAGCAACCCAAGCTGAAGGGTACGCTAACACCTACAGTTGTTAAAAAGAAAAATAAACTTTCAAAGAAAGAAAAACAAAAATATAAAAATGAAGCAGCAATTAAAGTTGCTTCACTCAAAAAAGAGTTAAAAGGGTTACGTTGGAAAAAAGACAAAAAGATTGTCATGCAGAAAATAAAAAACTATTCAAAAATAATGAGTGGTAAATTTACAGGTGCATTGGTTACAAAACTTTTCAGCTAATTGTTTTCAAGATTAAAAATTTTTTGTTATATTATATATAAATAAATTATTGGAGAGATATGAATGATATTAGACAAAATAATATACAAACGGGGTGTAAAATCTAAAGAACCACAAATAATAGAATTCGGAGTACCATCTGATTTATCTATTAAAGAATATAAAAGAACTTGTAAAAGATTGGCACAAGCTTTAGGATATTCTAATAAAAGCATAGAAGAAAACTTTGGCAAAGACGAAGAGTTAGGTGACCCTGCACAGTTAAAGTTATTATTCAGTTAATATGAAAACATACTTACCTTATATATTCACACTAATTGCGGTGTCTTTATTTTTAATGTCTGAAATGGATAATGAAAATAAAATAAAAGACTTGCATGAAGATATTAAAATTAAAAATTCTATAATCGATAGTTTAAAAAATAAAATAGACACATTAAATTTTGAGCTTGAAATATGGGATTTTAATATGACCAACAATACAACTCATTTACTATCTGCAATAATGCATGTCGAAAGCAGTAACAATGATTCAGCATATCACAGAGGCGAAGATGCCGTTGGTTGTTTACAAATTAGAAAGTGTATGGTAAAGGATGTAAATAGAATATTAAGAAGACAGAAATCAGATATAAGATTTGCATACGATGATAGATGGTTGCGAACAAAATCAATTAAAATGTTTGACATTTATTGTAAGCATTATGGTTTAATAACAGCAGAAGAAATAGCTAGGTGTTGGAACGGTGGACCAAGAGGAATGCAAAACGAAGTCACAGCAGGTTATTGGAAAAAAGTAGAAAAACAAATAAAGGAAAACTCATGAATTTAACAGAAGAACAAATAGTACAAAATTGGAAAGACCTTATGCAGGTTATTAACTTAAAGTTTAAAGGAGCTAGGAGACAAAAACTCTTAGCTATGTACGAAAGCTTTCAAGAGCGAATGATGTTTGCTCCTGCGTCTGGTAATATAAATTACCACAATGCTTTTGTAGGTGGTTATGTAGAACACGTATTAAGAGTAGTTAAATGTGCAGAACAAACATATGAATTATGGAGGTCAATGGGTTCAACAATGCAAGGTTATACATTCGAAGAATTGATGTTCGCTGCACTTAATCATGACTTAGGAAAAGTTGGCGATTTGAAAAATGATTTATATGTACCTAACCCAAGTGAATGGCACAGAAAAAATCAAGGCTCTCTTTGGAACCTTAATCCAGAATTAAGCTGGATGCCAGTACAACATAGAAGTTTATGGTTATTACAACACCACGAAATTAAAGTATCTGAAAATGAAATGATAACTATTATGGTACATGATGGTTTATATGACGAAGCAAATACACAATATTTTAAACATTACAACGCTGATAGAAATTTCAAAACAAATATGCCTTTGGTATTACATCAAGCAGATTTAATGGCTTCAAAAATTGAAGGTGAAATAAATAAAGTTCAAGGAGAAGTTAAAAAAGCTTCAAACAAAAAATATAAAAAGACTTCTTTAGATACAGCAACTAAAAACAAATCCGTTGATGATTTATTTGCAGGTCTATTTGGAGATAAAAAATGACAATTGCAATTATAACAATTTCAGTATTATTATTAACATCAATTTATATTAACGTAAATCTTCTAAGAAAAAACGAAGATATTAGTGATGCATTTGTTGAACAGCAAACTTTAATATCTATATTTCGAAGAAAAGTTGAAGATACATATGAAGATATTAAAGTTATAGATTCTAGAGGAGCATTTGAATCTGATGATGAGATAGGTACTGTATTTGAAAGTATCAAATCCGCTGTGGAGATATTGAGGGGAGAAGTTGAAGGGTAAATATATAGATGAGTTTTATAAAAATGTAGAAAAATATGAAAGTGATTTTCATGAATATATGAACAGCAAAAGTAAACGAGGTAGAAAAAGAAAAAATAAAATGTACTTTACACCCGTAACAGAAAAAGCTATTATTGCATACAATAAAGATAAAGACCAGAATAAACGAAACAAAGTGTATTCAGAGTATATACATTATCCTGTTTGGAAATTAGCGCAAAATATAATTAATAGGTTTAAATTTCCTTATATGAATGGTACAACTGAAGATAAACAATATGAAGTGATAGGATTTTTATTACAAAAGCTTGGAAAATTTACAGAATCTAAAGGCAGAGCTTTTTCTTATTTTAGTATTGTTGCAAAAAATTATTGTATACAAACAAATAACAAAGCATATAAATTACTTAAGTCAAAGGATAATCTTTTAGCAGTCGATAGACAACGAGACATAATTAACGAAGAAATACAAAGTTCAAGAAAAGAATCACTTAAAGATTTTACAGATTTATTTGTAGAAAGTTATGATAAACAAATAGAAAATAGATTTTCAAAAACAGTAGATATAAAAATAGCTTATGCAGTTATGGAGTTATTTAGAAGAAGAGATAATATAGAAAAGTATAATAAAAAGGCATTGTATGTTTTGATAAGAGAAATGACAGATGAAAAAACACAAGACATTTCTCGAGTCGTAAACACAATCAAACGAGACTTCAAAGAGAAGTTCGAACAATATGAGCAAATTGCTCAGAAATAGCGCGCAGCTAAATAGAATAGGAGAAATTTTATGAGAAACTTAATTTTAACAATGGCTTTGATATGTGGATTTTTGTTCACAACTCAAGCCCAAACACAAGGAGACTGGTATGTTGGTACTGGTGACGTTGCAAACGTTGCTTGGACCGAATGGGCGGTTAGTCCAACATTAGGATATGGTGTTACAGATAACATCATGGTTGGAATGTCCGTATCACAAGCAGACTCAACAGCAGACATGGAGTACAACCTTCATGCACGATACTATATGAACAATTTGTTTGTATATGTAGCGACAGATGGCGCAAGCACCGAAGGTATTAAATATGGTGTTGGTAAAATGTTTACAGTACATAAAGGGGTATACATTGACCCTAAAATTGTTTACGATTCAGGAGCTAAGACTACAAACCTTACTTTAGGGTTTGGTCTTAAATTCTAATTATTAACTGAAGGCAAGCGCGCTTTAATAGGTTAAACAGGTTGGCAATTTTGCCACAAAACAAGTAAACGAATAGGAGATAGTACTATGGAAAATGTAATAAAATACATAACAGGATTCTTTACAGGACTAGGTTCAGTTTTAATGGCTGTACTTCCAGTAACGATTTTATGGTATGTTTTAACAGGCGGTTCAGTATTCGGAATGGATGTTATCGCTAACTTAACAAGTCTAGTAAATGGATTTGGTACAGGCGGTTTTACAGGACTAGTTGTTTTAGTCGTTGTAATGTCATTCTTTGTTAAGAAGTAAGCACTAAGCTATTACAATAATTAAACCTGGGGCGAAAGCTCCAGGTTTTTTGTTTTGTATATTTATATATAAAGGAGTTAAGCAATGACAATAAGCGAAGACAAAATATTTGAAGGTAAATCTTTTGAAGGTTTACTTAAAGACATATATAATAATTCTACTAAAAAAGAAAAGCAAATCAATGAATTAATTTTACAACTACAACCTATGATTAAAAACATGGGTGATGCAACAATACTTGTACCAATAATAAAGGAGTATTTAGAAGTTGCTGTAAAAAATGATGAGCACTTAATTAAGATGGCTGCAATTGTTCAACGAGCAATGACAAGAAGTGAAAATGAGAACACAGTAAGTTTATTAACTGAACAGGAGAAAAAACAATTATTAGATTCAGTTCAAGATTTAGAGGATAATAAATAATGGCAGAGAAAGGTAGTCCTGCAAAGTTTACAAATGCTAATACTGCTGTAAGCCCTATGGTTGCTAGTGGTGAGGTTTTAGATGTAGTAATGAATCCAGACCACCCATGGTATAGGAAAGACACACCAGGTGCTGATTTAGGCTATGCTAAAGTAAAACTTTTAGGTGAACAGGTAGATTATTCATTTGCTGATGAAGTACAAGGTTATTGGATTCCGCCTTTATATAAAAACATAACTTCATATCCACTTAAAGGTGAGATAGTAGTACTGTTAAAAGCATCTACATTAGCTGCACAAATAAATCCAAAAGAAATTGGATATTATTGGCTATCAGTAGTACAGATGTGGGGTGATATTAACTCTAATGCTGTACCTAATGTAGGTTTTAATCCAAAAAACTTTATTAATGACACACTAGGTGATACATTCTCAGAAAAAGATATATCGCCAGTACAACATTATGAAGGTGATACAATAATGCAAGGTAGATTTGATAATAGTATTAGATTAGGTTCTACACAATTATCAGGCAAACCAAAAAATACTTGGTCAGTAGGTTCGACCGACGGTGACCCAATAATGTTTATATCAAACGGTCATGCTGATACAGGTGATTCTCATATTGAAGATGTTAATGATAATGATTCAACAATAGTATTAACAAAATCTCAGAAAATAGATTTAAAACCTGCCAACGCAATAGCCGATGAAACAGTCACAATACCAACAGGGCCTGTATTACCAATGACACCTATAAGTGGATATACAGGAACTTCTCAAGTAATAATAAATTCAGATAGACTTATTTTTAATTCTAAAAAAGAAAACATAATACTTTCTGCTAAAAAAGAAATAGGTCTTTCAACAGCAACTTGGAAATTAAATGTAAGTGCACTAGCAGATGTTATACTTGAAATGTTAACACAACTTATACAAGAGACACATCCAACTGCTTGCGGAATGTCAGGGCCTCCTGTACAAGCTGTAACATATTCTATGTTAAAAGCACAAATGGAAGCAATGAAACAATAATGCCTTTTATAGTTCCTTTATTTGTAAATAACATGTCAAAATATTTTGACCCGGCTAGCTCTACATACGTAGGTGTTAAAGGTGATTCTGTGGCAGCTTCACCAGGTACAGCTAAAGCTTGGGCAGAATCAATTAAGCTTGGTTCACCCTCAATATTCCCACCATCAGTTACTATTGCTGCAGCTGAGTCTGCAATGTATGGTGCACTTTCTGGGTGGAGTTCTAATAGTGATAGTGCAGGAAGTGTACTGAAGTCTGCAATAGATACGTTTTATGCAACATACGCACCTGGATGTTTACCAGCATTTGCTGCAGTACCCCCCAGTGGATGTCCTATTGAACAAACATTTGCTACTGGCATGAGTGGTGCACCACATACGGCTTGGGCAACAGATTGCGGAAACGTTATAGCCAATTGGATTAGTACAGGTATGTGGACAAATACTAGCTCAGGTGCATCAGGTCCGTGGATATAAAAACCTATCTTCTAGATATTTATATATAAATAAAATAATATGGAAAAACAATGAAAGATTGGAACGAAATAAATGTATTTAAAATACTAATAGTAATAACTCTATTAGCCCTAGTACTATCATTATTTACAGGATGTGGTGTTACACAAACTACTACACATAATTGTGAATTGATGGAACAAGGTCAAAAATGTCTTCCAGACCATTCTTGTTGTAAATAAAGGAGTTATAATATGACAAAAAAAGAATTAGTAAAAATTGTTAGAGAGGTTGTAAAACGAGAAATAAAATTTGCAGTTAAAAATGAAATAAATGAAGCACTTAATATACTTGAAAATAAAAAAGCAAAATCACAGGTTCGTACAAGGGTACCAAAAAATTATACAAAAAATACTTTATTAAACGAAGTATTAAATGAGACTAAAGCTTCTGGTGAATTTGAAGCTTACCCTGAAGTATCTGTAAATGAATTAAGAAATAAATTTGCAGGAATGCAAGATGGAATATCACCAGCAACTCAAATGACAGATGTAAATAATAGACCTGTTGACGTTAAAAGTTTAAGTAATGGTTTAGACAAAGCTTTAACAAGAGATTATTCAGAGTTAGTAAAAAGATTTAAAAAATAATGAGAAAAAGACCTATATATAAATTTAATCCATTAGATTTTGAAAGAGATGTAGCAATAGGATTAACGTTACCTCTTACAAACGATATAAGCGCTGAAAGAAGATATAGTTATGAAACGTTAATACCATCTGGTAGCTCTAATGCTTACTCAGCAACTACAGGTCAAACACCTCATAACTCTAGTACAAAAGCAGATAATAGTGGAGACTTTCATCAATCATATACAACAGTTGAACAAACAAAGTCAAACATCATAAATTTAGTATTAACAAATAGAGGTGAGCGACCTATGCATCCAAACTTTGGCTGTGATACTTGGAAATCTTTATTTGAACCAAATACGCCGCGAGTAAGAGAAGATTTAGAAGATTTAATAAAAGAGCAAATCGAAATTTGGATTCCGTATGTTGATTTAAAAAGTGTAAAAGTACAGCAGCCTCATACAAATGAAAATAGAATGAATATAAAAATAGATTGGACTTTATTCAAAGGTAATACTATGGATTTACAATCAATCGCATTAGAGATAGGTGACTTATAATGGCTAACGAATGTAATTTAGATAAAAAAGAAATACGAGATATAAAATATCTTAATAAAGATTTTGGGAGATTTAGAAGTGATTTAATAGATTACGCAAAATCATACTTCCCAGAAACATATAATGACTTTAATGAAAGCTCACCAGGTATGATGTTTATAGAAATGGCTTCGTATGTAGGTGATGTATTATCATATTATGTTGACGACCAGTTAAAAGAAAGTTTATTAATGCATGCCGAAGAGCGAGCAAACGTGGTCGATATAGCAAGAGCTCTTGGATATAAAACAAAACCATCAGTACCTTCATTGGCAGAATTAAGTGTATATCAAATTGTGCCGGCAACATTTAGTACTGCTCCTGGTAATGTTACACCAGATATGAGATATGCTATGGAAATTTCAGAAGGTATGACTGTGACAACGGGAGAATATGAGTTTATAACTCAAGATACAGTTGACTTTAAAGCTAGTAGCTCTGCATATCCAACTGAAATATCTGTATATCAAATTGACGATATAAGTGGAGAGCCTACTTATTATCTATTGAAAAAAGAAGTAAGTGCAATGGCAGGAAAATTAGAAACAGAAGATTTTGTTTTTACTGTACCTAAAAAATTCGATAAAATAACATTAGGAGCAAATGATGTAGTTTCTGTAATTGACGTCAGAGATTCTGATAATAATAGATGGAATGAGGTTGCATACCTTGCTCAAGATAATATATTTGAAGATGTAGCCAACAACTGGACAGCAGACCCGTCTATGTCAGCCTATAATTATGATGCTCCTTATATTCTTAAATTAAGAAGAACAGGAAGAAGATTTACTACTCACGTAAAAGCTAACAACTTGACACAACTATGGTTTGGTGCTGGAATATCAACACAACCAGATGAGTTTATAGTACCAAATCCTGAAAACGTAGGTTTAGGTTTACCGTATGGCAATACAGTTCAAAATTATATGAATGGTACAACTTATGTTGATATTGCATTTGACCCTGCAAACACTATGTTTACTAGACAATATGGTGAAGCACCAAAATCAACAACACTTACTGTAAAATATATTGCAGGTGGTGGTATAAAATCTAACGTTGCTGCAAGAACAATAGATACAATTATTGATAAAACAGCTTGGTTAGATGAAGATGGACTTCCTGCGGCAACAGTTACAACTGTAAAAGACTCACTTGCAATAATAAATCTTAAGCCTGCTATCGGAGGTAGGTCTGCAGAAACAACAGATGAGATAAAATATAATGCACTTGCTCACTTTGCTTCACAAAATAGGGCAGTGACAAGAGAGGATTATATTGCCAGGGTTTATGCAATGCCAGGAAAATATGGTTCTATTGCAAAAGCTTATTTAGATAAAGATGAACAATATTTTGTTCAAACAGTTGGTACTCATGAAATAAAAAATCCACTGGCTATAAATCTTTATACTTTGGCATTTGATGATAATAAAAATTATATACCACTAACGGCACTTGCTAAACAAAATTTACAAACATATCTTTCACAATATAGAATATTGACTGATGCAATAAACATTAAAAATGCTCATATAATAAACATAGGCATAGATTTTAATATATTACCAAGACCTGGTTATCAAAACAAAGATATATTACTTAGATGTATAGCAAGGTTAAAATGTATATTTGACCCTGACAACTGGTCAATCAATGAGCCAATAATGCTACCTAAAATAGCTACAGAATTAGATAAAGTTGAAGGTGTACAAACAGTTAAAAATTTAAGAATATTTAATCTATTCGACACGACGTCTGGATATAGTGGAAATATATATGATATTAAAAGTGCTACAAGAGATGGTATTGTATATCCTTCTATAGACCCATCAATATTTGAAATTAAAAACTTAGATACCGATATTAAAGGTAGAATTGTGGGGTATTAAAAATGATATATTCAATAACAGCATCTAGAGATACAACGTTATATGAAAAAGTTGAAGATACTATATTTTCATCTAGTATGAATACAGGTATAGATGAAATTCTAGAATTAGATAAACACATATCAGGTTCTTTGGGACTCGGTCCTTATAGTTCAAGAATAATAATAAAATTTGATATACCTGATTCAGTTAATTCTGGTTCTGATTCTTCAAATACATTTACAAATCCCGACGGTACGCAATTTACACCACCTACTTCATTTCTAAATTTATATGCAACATCAGTTGAAAATCTTGGTAATGCTACAGACAGAGTTTATGTTAAAGCGGTATCACAATCTTGGTCTGACGGTACAGGAAGACGTACAAACAAATATATGACAAAGGAGGGTGCAAGCTGGCTATATAAAGATGGATATAAAGATGGCACATGGTGGACACAAACAGACGGAGCCGTTTCCGGACTTCCTTCACCAGGAGCGTCAACTCATTCGATATCTGGTATTACAACCCCAGCTTTCCAATTCGATTCAGCAACAACAGCTTACGACATAAGAAAAGACGTAACCCAATGGGTTGCAAAATTTACAGGTTCTGGTGGAGTATATGGAGAAACTAGAGTTGACAATAATGGTTTTCTATTAGTACGCGATTCTGAAGCTGATGGTACTATAGGAGGAAAATTATTATATTATTCAACAAACACACATACAATATATCAACCTAGATTAGAATTTTGTTGGGATGATTCTAAATGGGCAACAGGTTCTTTAAATGAGTTATCTACAACAGATGCATCATCAATATTTTTATATCTAAAAAACAATAGAGGTAATTATAAGTACGGTGAAAAAACTAAATTCAGAATTGTAGGTAGAGAAA